GCTTGTGTCATCAGTATAAATGCCAGAACTGGGAAGTATTGCGGCATTATTGATTGCATTGGCTTGAGATTGCAACCCACCAGCTACTGGACGAGCAGGCAGGTTTAAGGCGGAAGAAATTCCTACCGCAGGAGAGGCTCCACCAGCAGACATAGGCGCACCTACGATCGTCCCATCTGGTCGCCTTCTTTCGCCCGTAACTGGATCAAACGTAACAGGAACTTTGTATTGCTTGCCGTTAATGGTCTCTATAACTTCGCCTTGCTGAAGATTCACAGCCCTATCGCCACCCGATCCTCTTGCATTCATCGCGGCTTGCTCAATCCTAATTGCTTCGCTCTTATCAAATCGCCCGAACACATTTGGGATCATCGCTTTTGCTTCATCCAGCAAGGCGGCTTTTTCAATAGGGCTTAGGTTAGGATCATTTGCTGCGCTCAAAAATGGAGAAAGAGTCTCTCTAGCTCCTTTGATTCCATAAGAGTCACCCAGAGTAATTGCAGCCTCAATAGATTTTGCTGATGCTTTATTGTAGGCATCAACCTTCCGCTGTTCTTTCTTGGCTTCTCCATAGTTTTGAATAGCACCACCGATACTCTGCCCAAGGTTTTGCAACCCCTGCGCTTGTATCTCGGCAGCGCGAGAAAACCCGCTGTAATCTTGCTTAAACGATTCGGGATTGATACCCGACCCAAGCATTTGTCCTCTTCCGTAAGTTGCCATATTATTTGATTTTATTTTCCGAACATTCCACCCGCTCCAAATGCAGATCCAGCTGCTTGACCTCCAATACTTCCAATAGCACCAAGGATTCCAGAGGTTCTAGCTGCCGATGCTTGTGCATTAGCAGATGCGGCAGCAAGTTGATTTGACCGTTGTGCTGCGCCAAGATTCAACCCAACAGAAGGATCAAACAACTGTGGAGTTCCCGCGCCAATCGCGCCAAGACCAGACTGGATAAAGTTTTGCCCTTGCTGATACGAAAGAGGAGCAGCACTAAGCAAGCTAAGCCCAGGCTGAGTGTAAAACCCTTGTGCGGCATTGTAAGCGTTCTGCCCTGCTTGTGCTGCCTCGGCACGTTTGCGAGCAAATACATCCTCACGGCCCATCACCTCGGATGCAATCGCGGCATTGCTGCCAATGCGACCTGCGGCTCCCGCTGCTTCACGGGCGGTTTGCTGATATGCACGTTGTTCCTCGGGAGTAATCCGTTGTGCCGCCGCCATAGCCCTTTGCGCTTCGTTGCTGAATCCAGACACAACACGTTCTTGCTCTGGAGATAACGCTTGTGCTAGCCCCCTAGTAAGACCTGCTTGTCCAATCATGCGGTTCAACTCAGTCTCGCGAGCTGCTCCTAACCCTATGCCTGCTTGTTCCGCTGCTTGCTGGCTAAGACCAAAAAGTCCTTGTTGCGCTCCAGAACCAGTTAAGAAAGATTGAATGTCACCAAGGTTTAATCCTTGGAACTGCGGACGAAACTCTTGCTCACGTTGAAAAATCTGCGGCAATGATTCAGACATTCCCGAAACGTAACTACGAATGTCTTTGGCAATGTCCATTTTTGGAGCTTTAACTTTTGGTGCTGATCCCATAATTTATTGTAGTTTGGAGTAAAATTTCTTCATGCTTAGTAACCTACTATGCGTTGACCCTTTGAAGTCACGCCGAAAAGCGATGTATTCATATTTGTCTTTGAATGGTTGTAGTATATTTGCCATGTTTCCACAGCAAATGGTAGCGTAAATCGTGTCTGCTTCTTTAGGCACAACGGCTTTTTCTGGATTGCTGCTATGGCAATAGAAGCCCAACGCAAAAACTTCTGAATTGCAAACAACAATCCCGTGGCATAAGTGCCAACCGATAAGGCTTTGTAGGTCGATGTCTTTTGATTCATAAAGATTAAGTGCGTTGCATAAGTGTAGGTTCATCCCAGAATAGCGATGCTGTTAAATTCACAATCATTGGCAGCCGAGCCAGTGCTAATAGTGGTTATGTTCGCGCTTTGAGCATTGTATGGAGACCCATTCAAAATATCATTCCCTGAGCTTTCGGATAATGCTCCAGTCTCGCTGCATGAGCCAAGTATGGCAAAGTTGGCATTTGGCATAGCAACCGAAAAGTTTGCAATGTAGTAGCCATCTTCTGGACTATCGTTAGATGTTGGAGGAATTGCTGGTGGCGTTCCTCTCGCGGCGGAGATACAAGAAATGTTGCCACTTGCTCTGATTGTTTTTCTTTTCAGAGTAGCTGTTCCCGTGCCAGTTGCAGATGCCGCGCTTGTAACCGTAAATATATTGGCGTCAGCGCTTGCTACAACATAAAGCCCATCTGGAGCAACAGGTCCAGTGCCAACAGCGTAGTTAATAAAAACAAGATTCCCAGCAATCAAGCCATGCCCTGTAATCGTAATGGTAACGGTCGTTCCAGACCGAGAAAATGTTCCCGAAACATCTGCGTTGGTTTTCGCATTGAAGTTTGCCCATGCCCGAACCCCATAAACAGGAGCCGTGCCAGTTTGCGCTCCACTGAGCTTAGGTGCCGTCACAGCAGCATCCGCGATCTTTGCCGTGGTTACATTCGCATCGATGATGCTAGCAGTCGCTACGGTGATTCCCGAAGGCAATAGCTCCGTTGCCAGCTTGGACAACGAGATTGCCGCTGTCGCGCTGATCTTGGCATTGGTAATTACTCCGTCTGCGATTGCGTTAGCAGTCACAGCATTAGAACCCATTTCAGTAGAGGTGATTCCATTAGTTGCTACCTTGAGCTTCCCTGTGCCAGTTACAGCAAGCGTTCCACCATCAATCGTATCAACAGTAAAGAAGGTTTCGTCGATGATGTTGTTCATCAACGTGCTGGTAATTACTTCGTTGTTAACAAAGGTCTTAGTTGTATTTACTACTCCAGGCATATTATTTTTGTGAGATAATTTGTCGATTCGTCACTGATCCTGTGACCTTAATGGATGTGATCTTAGGGGAACCGATTGTCCGTGTCAAGGTTAAGGTTCCTAAATAACCTCTAATCCCACCTAAACGGAAACGAATATTACCAGTTTCATCCTCATTGACAGCTCCAGTGCCAAGAACTGTGCCATCAAGGAACATAGTAGTCGTTCCGATAGCTTGTTGATTGTCTGGATCTTCAGCAGCAAAAGAAATGTCATACTCTCCCAATCCACCATCAACGCATTGCATGGTGATTTGCCCATCGGTGAACCGCTTACGATCCAAATTACCCAAGGCATAGCCCCTAGTCGTTAGTAACGCATCGATAGGGAAGCTAGTAGCTGTTCCGCTCGACACAAGAAAGTCGTTGGGTGTCTCGACAGCTTCTAATTCATGCAATCCACCCAAGGAAGTTACGGCATAGATGCTATTTCGCTCGGCAGCACTTCCAATGATTAAGTTTTTGATGATGAAATCACTAGCTCCAAACGTATCAATAGACTCCCAGCCCTTGTTTAGGAAGTTAAATACTAGAATTGTGTTATTCCCAATGGCATTGTTAGCTCCAGTAACCGTATCGAGTGCCACGGCAAGGTAATATCGGTTATTGAAAAGAACACCAACCGCATCGCTGGCTAAATTTTTGTTGATTCTGTCGATGTACGGTTGGATGTTCTTAGAAATTGGCTCGTCAGCACCGCGAAGGTTGTAGTCATTCAAGAACTCGACCGCATAAACGCCTTCATCTGACAGGAAAAACATGGCATTGCCTTTCATTACGACACTTTTCTTAGCCAAGCACCCTACTTCAGTAGTCAATGCTGTGACCTTAGTGTCATTCAAGCTACCTGTGGTGCCGCTAATCAAGTGCAAACTATTCCGATTCAGCACAACTAGCTTGTCGTCGTAGAATCCTTGCATAGCAACAAGGTAATCTGCCGTCCCACCAGTAATCCTGAATTGATTGGCAATCTGATCAAACGTGTGGCTATCCAGAATGTCCGAAACAGCAATCTCATCTGTAATTCCTCTGCTAGCATAGGTTGGCGAGTTAAACGTGCCAGCAGGTTGGTAGTAGAACGGCACCCATAACCTGCGCTGAAAGTATGTTCCCCACGGTGGGGCTGGCTGATGGATGAACCCACCGCCTACGCTGAACCTGCCTCCAAACTCAAGGTTTCCACTAAATGAAGCCTTAGTTCCAATCGGAGCATAAAACGTAATTGTTGTGGTGTTTGCGGAAAATACTTCAAATTGCTTTCCAACTATTGAGGTGAACTCATCAATGGTCGTTTCATAAATAACAATCGTGTCCCCTTTTGTTATCGTTGTGTTTCCAAGTGTATTCTTATCAATAGTAACCAGTCCATTTGACGCTGCCACATTACTTCCAGCAACAATAAATGTCTGTGGTTGGGTGTAGGCTCCTCCAGGCACTAGGGTAAAATCCGCTTTGAGTATAGCACTTGTTACTCCAAATGTTACCGTCTGAGATGTCGTAAAGGTGTAGGTGAAAACATCCTTGTCTGTAACAGACACAACCGTAAACGTCCCATTGGCTGGCGTTCCTCCAGTCAACCCGCTAACGATAATGCTGTCTCCCACAGTCAATCCATGATCTATAACCCGCATTGTCACGGTAGTCGTGGCACTTTGGCTAGCACTCTCGATCTGTCTCCCATTAGGAAACCATTCAAACGCCTGAGAACCATTACGAAACAGAAACACACGATCAAACGCTTGTATCATGTCGGTATCTCCAGACAAGGACTGCCCTGTAGGGTATTTCACATCTTGCGTAGTGTAGCCATTCAGATTCACCAAGATTGCCTTGTTATCCAATGCCAACACCACCTTCTCCGCATTGCTGGAATTAGGGTCGCTAAACAAGCACGATGCCCGAACATTCACGTTCGCCGCATCATTGATCGGAGTTCCAGATAATGTTCCGCTTTGATCGCTGATTGTAGTCAATCCTGCAACAGCATACGTCAACGTGTCAACACTCGCCACAGTCAACGCAAAGTTGCCATTCATCTGAGCATCTCCAGCAAGACCTGCAATAGTAGCCAATGCCGTCTGACCCACAGTAAATCCATGACCAGTAATCGTAATTGTAACCACCCCAGCAGTCACGCTAGCCGCTGTAATCGTCTTAGCAGAATCAATCAGAAAGAACGGTAACGTCAACGGACTCCCGCCGCTAGTCAATGACCCAGTTCGAGCCACCACCCCACGACGAGGTTTCCAATGCCCGTCCATCCTCCCATTCACAGACTCACGCACTTCCCCAGTCTCTAGCTGGTTCAACTGCAATCGCTGATTCACGCTGACAAACCCACCATCCCCATCAGAGGATTGCGCCTCATCCATCGCGCTACCACTCTGTGCAAACTGGCTCATTAAGCGTAATAGGCGATTGCGGAGCCATTGGCTAATTCTATCGAAGTAAACATACCACCAATACCCGTTCCAGCAGGAATAGGATAACCAATAAGGTAGGCGGCATTGCTAATGTTGCTTGATACAATCTGCTCAATTTCAAAATCTGTAATACCTTGTATCCAACGGAAATTTCCAGTAACAGGGGTGCTAGCAGTAATAACAATACCTCCACCTTGTCCTTGCAAATCATAACTAACTGGGCTGCTCATGCGCATGTTTTAGCATTTGTGGGGGAACTGTCAAGAAATTTCGCGATTTGGGTAATTTTTTCGGAGGGTGATAACCTATAGATATATTTATCACACACGCACACGCGACCCCCTCCCCCCCACGTACGTTTGTTTTATACGTACGTTTGAATCACTCGTTTGAACACTACTCACCCAAGCACTACTCACCCAAACACTCACCACCATCTCAAACGTACGCTTGAAACAATCGCTTGCAATGCCCGCTTGCAATGCCCGCTTAAAACGTACGCTTGCAATGCTCGAGCATCACGCCGTCAATGTCGTACGCTTGCTTTAAACGTACGCTTGCCAGGCCTGGCGGTCTCGGTCATCGGTCTCTGTCTCTGTCTCGAGCGTCGGTCTCGAGCGTCGGTCTCGAGCGTCGGTCTCGAGCGTCGGTCTCGAGCGTCGGTCTCGAGCGTCGGTCTCGGTCTCGGTCTCAGCCGTCGTGCT